AGGCAAGGGGGTAGGGGGCAGAAGGGGGGGGATGGGTAGCTTCCGACCTTGCCCCCCGCCCTGCTGCACGCAGTACAGCCTGCCGACCAGCCCGGCAAGCAGGCCCAGGTCGGGCATAAACTATGATGATCTTGCTAGGCAATAACTCGGCTTTGTAGGGGCAACAACGATATAGCTCAATAAGCACGGGCACAAAAGCGCGCAGTCGCGCAGTAGACATATCGTTTATTATGCGACATTGCAAGCGCACGAGGGGGGGGTGTGCCACGCCCGTTCGCCCGTCCGGGCATGTTCGTTACTATATATAGCATCCCCCGCACGTTCTCGTGGCCCCCAATTCCGAACTCCCTGCGGACCCCCTCTCTACGCCCCCGCCATAGGCACCGTAGCGGCCTGTGAGCTACGATCTCCACTTGGACAATGCCACCCTTGCGAGTTGCCGTCCGTTTTTGGGCATCCTAGACGCTATGTGGCAAAGCCAGCTCGTATAGAAAACCGGACGACCCCACCCCGTTGTTTTATGGAAATGAGCGGCTAAATTTTCTTTTGTTTTTATACTTGACAAGATTATGTTGGCGTGATAGCGTTTGGGGCAAGGGGGAAATACTGATGAAACGAGGCGGAAGTATGATGATGGCGCGGATGCCATTGCAGGTTGGGCAGGCGATGACCGACTTCACCAAGATACGTGAATACGTTGCCGGGCTGGGTCGTGGCAAAGACAAGCAGCGCGCCGTGGCGACTCTGAACTTGCAGTTCTCCGCGAAACAGTTGGCGGAGATGCTTGGAATTAAGGAATCGTTCGTCCGGTATGCCAACGGGAAAAACAGGGATATAGGGGAAACTGCCAGCATCGCCCGGAACAACATGATAGGCGACATGAGCGAGCACCGAGTCATAGAGCTGTTGCAGAAGATGGACGTGGACAAGATAGACGACCACCGGAAGCCGCAGGCGGTAAAATACCTGATGGACAGCGTGGCGATAGCGAAGGAGCACCAGCGCCCGGTGACGGAGAAGGCCGGGGAGACGGTGACGGAGCTGATATACCGGGTCAGGCAGCGGATGAATCCGAAGGAAGAACAGGCGATCGACATAACAGCGGAGGTGCGGGATGGTGGCAATAGCGAAAAAGTGGATGGAGCAGAATCGAGTGAAAGAGGGGGTAGACTTCTTGACAACCCCCCTGTCGGCGCGGTATGACCTTAAAAAATGGTTAAGGCGCACAGAGGTGGATGCGGGGGTTGCGGCAGTTGGCGCACTGCTTTTTAGCGACCGTGTAGCCGCGGCGAAGTGGCTGGAACGGTCAAGTCTGGCCGGAGAAGTGGCGGATTACCTTGCAGCCAAGAAGAAAAGGGGTAGCAAATTATGAAACTAGGGTTGTGTATTTGGATGTATTTGTTGGCTTTGGCTGGAAGTGTTTTATGTGTAACGTGGTTTGATTGGAAACTTTTGCTTTTATTTTTTATCTTTATTTGGGCAAACAATATCGACTTAAAAATAAAGGAAGAAAAGCGATGAAACTGGCCGTCTGCCTATCGTTTTACAACATGGAGTGCCAGACGTATTTTGCCGTCAGCATGGGCAAGACTGACTGGCCGGACTGTGATAGGGTAATTTTTGAGGTGTACGGCCAGCCGACGGCGAAGGCGCGGATGGCGCTTGTGGATCTGGCGTTAAAAGAGGGGTGCACCCACTTGCTTTTTCCAAGCTCCGATTCCGCTTGGGAGCCTGGTGATGTAAAAAAGCTGATCGATCACGACAAGCCGATGGTCAGCGGGTGGGGTTCTAGCCGGTTTTATCCATTTACGACAAATGTCGCGGATCACGTTTTTGCAGATACGAAAAAGTTTAGGATGGTCAAGAACCCTAGACTGCGGCATGGATTAGAAAAGGTCAAGATGTATGGGGAATTGCAGTTGATAAAGAGCAAAGTGTTCGATATAATCAAGCGCCCGTGGTTTTTCGGGCCTGATATGTTCAATGGCGACTCCCTGATGACCGAAGACACGTACTTCTGCTTGCAATGTGAGAAGGCTGGGGTGGGGATATGGGTGGACTGGGACATCCCCGTGGTGCATCTATCCGAGGGCTGGATAACGCACGGCGGTATGCACCGGACTCGGACCGCGCTGGTAATATCGAGGATTCCGAAGAAATGACCAACGGCGAAACCAAATACTACGAGCTATGGCTGGGCCATGAGAAGATTTCCTACTCATACGAGGAAATCAAGTCAGACCCCTCGCTTGAAAAGGACTTGAAGCAGATAGAGCGCGAGAAGATGGAGAATGAGTTGCAGTTCTTCCACCCGCACGGCGAGGCCAAGATGGGGTACGACTGCGGGTTCCAGTTGGCGAGCGTGGCAAACTGGATCAATGACACACGGCATACCGTCTGTATCAACTGTTCACCGAATCAGGTCGGTAAAACGGCGGCGGCTGTGGTCAAGAAGGTGCTCAAGATGATTCCGTGCGACCCGGACTGGGAGATATTCAAGCATGGCGTAAAATGGCGCGAATGGGGTGGGCCGAGAACGCTCGTGGCGCTGGGATACGACAAGGGCCAGCTGAAGGAGGTGCTGTGGCCGGAGTTGCAGAAGTGGATTCCGGCTAAGGAACTTGGCGAGTTCAGGTTGCCTATACTTGGCGGAACCAAAGACCCGTCATGGAAGCTAAATCCAAGCGTAAACCTGAAGTGCGGGAGCAGGATTGTGCTTCTGACCTATGACCAGAAGGCAAGCGTCTGCGCTGGTATCAAGGCCGAGGAGGTGTTGCCGGACGAGCAGATGCCGCTGTCGTTTTTTAACGAGCTGGATCAGCGCGGCCGGACTCGTGGCGGGATGTGGTGGGATTTTTGCTTCACTCCCCACAAGGTTGACGGCAGGGCCGATACCGGCATGAACTCATGGCTCCATGATATGTGGACAGGCCACAATACGCGCGGTCACGAAATCCAGCGATGCAGGATAAGCGTGGATGAAGTGCCGGATCATATCTATTCCCGCGACCAGAAGCGCAAAGCCCACCTGCAATGGGTTGAAATCCCCGAAAAGAGCGGCGACCAGGAAGCCATCAGGGAAGGCAAGGCTCGGTATTACGGGCTATTCCAGCATGTAAGCGGGCTGTTCTACCCAGAAATTCAGGCTGACACCCATTTCGTTGATTGGACTTACGACGACATCAAGGGCAAGGGCTGGACGCATTTCAGGAGCATCGACTACGGATACACCAATCCGACTGCTTGTAGCATGTGGGCGGTCAACCCGGCCGGCGATATGTTTATGTACGACGAGTATTACAAGGCAGGCATGGACGCCATAAATCAGGCACCGGGAATTATCGAGGCGTGCGGTAACGAGCGGAAGTTGACAAAGCAGATGCTTGATAAGGACACTGGCATAAATTACGACGTGTACGATGAGGTCGAAATCAGGCAGAAGTTCGCGCGGAGCTGGCTGGACTGGCATTGCTTCCAGACGGCAGGCGGGATGGGCAGGCCGGTGAGTTTCTTCTTCCAGATCGGCGGGCTGAAGGTGTGCGAGAGCGTCAAGATGGGGCAGGAACACCGCGCCAGCAACCTAAGGGCGTTCCTCAAGATTGACCCGCACAGAAAGCACATGGTCACAGGCAAAGATGGTGCTCCGAGAATGTATTTCAGTAACAAGTGCGTTAAATTCAGGTGGGAATGGGAGCGGTGCGTGACCGAAACGCGGATGTTTGGCAACGAAAGCCACAATAACAAGGAGACCAAGCGAAACAAAGACGACCATTTAATTGATACCGTTGAGTATCTTGCGTGTTCCGATGCGAGGTATATGGGCGATTACGCCAGTAAGGGGCCAAAAGAGTTCGAGCCATTAACAAAACACGGAGGTTATTAAATGGACCTAGAAGATTTACAATTAGTGGAAATGGTTATTAACGAACCCGGCGTGGGGTTAATTGAAGACGAAATCCTGAAACATGTAAAGGGCAATAATAATGTCGATCGCATAACCGGCATCCCGCATGAAGACGGCCAGCTCAAGGGCGTGGTGCACGGTCTTAATGTGGCATTGGGTATAATTCAGGGACTGCGCAAGCAATGCAAGGAACAACAAGTCTTGGAGGGCTGACATGGGCTATTGCAAGTTTAAGCCATTACGCGAAATAGTGCTGGTAAAACGCTACCCGAAGAAGGCCGATGATGGCGGCATTATCATCCCGGAACTGTGGCAACAGTTCGGGTGGCGAGCAACCGTAGTGGCGGTTGGGGATAAAGCCTTCCCGTTTGGGGCCGGTGATGAAATCCTGTTCCTCAAGGAATACACCGTTCTCCCGTTTAGGGACAGAACGATGGCTACCACCCATGCCGAGCATATCCTGGCGAAGATCGTAGCGGAGAACTTCGTCGAGCGAATTATGCCGGAAAATAGGTTTGCCATCATCAAGGAAGACCCGACGGTTGTTCCAGACGAAGGCGTTGTTCTCACAAATGTCACCAACCAGATAAAGTCCGGCACCGTCCTGCGTGCGGCTGGCAAGTGCTATGACCTCAGGGCGGGGCTGGCGGTGATGTACGAGAAGTCCGTGGCGTCATGCGTGGAAGACGGCAAACATTATAAAATCGTGGATGAGGGTGATGTGCTGTGCATAACGAATTAGCGAAATCACGGCTTCCGCGAGAATACATCGCAAAATCCCTTATGGGATTGCTGGATGTAGCAGAGCGCCCCGGCTGGTGGGGCGAGATCGGGATTGCGCTGGTGGTGCAGGACGGGCGGGTTGAGACGATGAAGAAACGCACGGAACAAACTGATAAAGGAGGTGATTAAGAATGGCACGAGGCAACGCAGGCAGAGGCGGCCGTGGATCATGTGGCGGACGCAGACGGCGGGACGGTAGCGGCGGCGGTACGGGAAACAGGAATACATCACGCCAGCCAGCTCCGAGGAAAAGCAAGTAATCCGAGTGGGCTAAAATAATAACCGTCCTACGGAACAACCGGGGGCACCTCGCAAGGGGTGTCCCCTTTTTTATTGGAGATGCGGTGGGAAAAGAAATCAAACTTAACGAAGACCTGATCTTCAAGAACTCCGTGCAATACAACGATAATGAGGACTATGATGTTAAAGCCATTCTTCCCAAGAGTGATGTTTCGCTAGAGAAAAAGGAACAAGCCGACGCTCTGCGCGATTCAGTTTTCGACTTGCTGCTTACAAGGGAATTGGATAAAACCGACTTACAAATCATAGAATCCCGCAACTGCTCGCCCATGCCGTCGATGCGGGAAACCGCCCGCCAGCTTGGAATAACCGAGATAATGGTACGCCGGAAACTGTCGCACATTAAAGCGCTAATGCCTAAAGAGTTAAAAGAAAAAATGAAGCGATAATGTCGCATTTATGTCCTATAAGTGAGGGGATAATAAGCGGACGCAACAATTTCAACGAGGCTTGTCCGCCCCCCTCGACTTTATGGACCCAACAGAATTTTTTACAGATCCAGACCCGGAAGCTTCTGCCCCGGCCAGCGATGCCCAACAGGAAACCATCCTGGACATCTTTCCGAACTACGCGGAGAAGTCCGAGCTGGTTGATGAAACCAAGAAACGCATATCCACGCTGTTCAACTCCATCCGCGACCGAGAAAGCCTGACAGACATCTGGAAAAAGAACGACCAGATGTACCGGGTCAAGCCGGATTCTTCTCTGGACTCCACGCACCGCGCCAATGAATCCACTGGTGTGTACCACATTTCCGTTAATCAGCTTGTGTCGATGGCGTTCAAGACCTTCACGGACAATCCCGATAACTACAAATTCGGGTATCGCGGAATAGTGGATGATGTAGCCGCCAACCAGATACGCGGAAAGAACGCCGAGATAATGACCGCCCTGTTTCGTAAGGCGCAGACCAACACCCGGTTTAAGCGCAACCTCAAGCGGGCGCTACTCAACATCTATAAGTACGGGAATGGGTTTGTGGCGCTTCCGTGGGAGAAAACGCTGGTTGATTTATCATACCGCGATAAGACAACTGGCGATATTAAGACCAACACCTCCGTCAAGAACAACCTGCCCGGCTTCGAGTTTGTGCCGATAGACTGTGTGTGGGTGGATGAAACGCTGGATGATATAGAAAGCCAGTCGCTAATCGCCATCAAAGACCCTATTTCATGGGGTAAACTGTATTCCGACAGCAAAAAGAACAAGGTGGCGTTATTTAAAGATAGCGAGGGAAACGGGTTACGCCAGAAGTTTGCGAAATACTTGGTTAAAACGTCATCCGACCAGTTTGGAACATCTAGTCAAGACCGTATTGAAAACGCCGAGCGTGAACAGTCGGACGGTACGAGCGAGCAATACGAACATTGGGTGCTATGGGTTAATCTGCCAATCAATAAGGAATCAAAGACGTGGGACGAGGATGGAGCCGAACGTCGGTTCAGGGTGCGGATATTGGGCAATCCGGCCAGTTGTGAGATAATCGAAATCCGCGAAAATATGTTCCCCGGCGGAGTGCCCCTGCTTGCGGCGCACCAGACCGAAGACGACATTGGAATGTATCACATCTCGTCTGGCGAGAAGATTTCAACCTACTTTGACCAAATCTGCACCGGCATTAACCAGCTAATCGACAACCGCTCCAAGAACACACGCCGCCCGTTTGTGTACGACCCCATGCGCGTGGATGGTGACAAATGCGACTTCGGCCATTCCAATGCCATCCAATGCCGCGGAGATGTCCGGTCGGCGTTCATTGAAACGCAGATAGCCGACATGACCGGCACGATAATGCCGACAATCCAGTATTGCGAGCAGAAGATCCGCGAGATGATGAACACTACGGACGCCGTAATCGGTCAGGCGATGGGCGGACGCACTTCGGCAAGTGAATACATGGGCGCGAAAGTAGCCGCGACTACCCCGATTTTCAGCGATATGGCGAGCATCGAGGATGCGCTGATTGGCGAGTATATGCGCCGGTTTGTCCAGTATGTCCACACGTTTATGATGCACGAGGACATTGTAAGCCAGATCGGGGCGATCGGCGCAGAGTTCACCTTCGACATGAACGACATCTACCTCGTCGAGCTGAACGGCGTATCGGAGGCGCAGGACGAGGCCACCCGCGTCCAAAACCTGTTACAGCTCTACCAGATGAGCCAAGACCCTGGCGCAAAGGCTAAAATCAGGCTCCGTATTGCCGAGGCGATGGGCGTCCAGAACCCCGCCGAGTTCGTAAACATTCCAGCCAAGGATCAGGCGATTAAAGCCGCATTGTGGGAAAACAACGAAATGCTTATTTATGGGCAATGGGACGAGCCGGAGATGGGCGAAATGCACGACGTTCACACTCCAATTCACAAGCAGGCGTTATGGCAGGCCCAGCGTGACAAGAACCCGAACGCGCAACTAATGGTCCAGCACATTTCAAGCACAGAGCAGCTTAAGCGTAGCGAACAGGCGCAGGCGGGCGCGGCTCCACTCCCGGCTATTGGGCAGCCGGCGGGGACGTCGCCCCCTACGCTTGGTCAGCAGTCCGGCGACCAGATTTCAGGTCAGATGGGTAATCAACAGGCGGGAAGCCCAATACCCGCTCAACCGGAGGCTTAGCCCTAAAGTCTCTAACAAGGAGGCGCAAGATGCCGACAGAAGATGAAGGACAGCCCGAAGATGTCCAGAATCAAGAGCCGCTGCAGCCCATAGTAGACGCGGACACACTCCCCGATGTGGAGCCGGAGAAAATAGACCCGGCTAAACTCAAGGAGGAAGCGGACAAGGAAAAGACGGAACTGACCGATCAGCTACGTCAAACCAAAGAAGAAAAGGCCGCACTAGAAAAGCGGGTAAAGGACAATCAGGACTATATATCGCGCACCCGCAAGGGTGATACGCCCGCAGAAAAACCGGCCAAGACGTTTGAGCAATATGAGGAGGAAGTTCTCACCGAGTTCGAGAACGACCCGAAAGCCGGATTAAAGCGTGTCCTGCGAGATGTTGCTTACGACCGCGACTTGGAGCGGCGCGAGTTCGAGAAACGGCTCACGGAAGCCGAGGATAACGCGTTCAAACGAGTCGTAGCGCTAGACCCCGAAAAGGGAGCGTTGGTCAAGCAGGTACAGGAGTTAGACCAAGAACGACCGGACTTGAGCAACCTGTCCTTCGACCAGAAGATGGAGTTTGTCAAGTTACAGACGGTAAAGGCTCCGCCGAAGAATAACACAAAAGAACGAACAGAGCGCGAGCAGGATTTATTGACGGATGCCGGCGCGTCACGCATCAGCGGAAGGCACGAAAAGATGCCTTCATGGGCAAACGACCCGGAAGTAATGCACGACGCGAAGGGGATATTCAAGTCCAAACAGGAAATGATTGACTGGGCTGACCCCGAAAAGGCAAAGCAGATGGGCGCAAAAATGAGGCCGCAATAACTTGACGAAAGGAATTTAAGATGACCGACACCAATACGCCGGTAACAGCCGAAAAGAAGCCGCGTGGCAACCCCGCGTGGGTTAAGAAAGCCGAAGTAATCAGCGAAGGCGTTGTTTCGGACCAATGGGACGTATTGCACAAAGACCCCAAGATGCACTACGTTTGGGGCAGGAAATCTAACGACGAGGAAATTAATAGGATGGTCCAAAAAGGGTATCTTCCCGCCCGTGGCAAAGAGCGCATCATGCAGAATCCGCTTGAGTCCAACAAGGGGCTGGATGGAGAAAACAAGGAACGCGGAGATCGTATTCTAATGGCCTGCCCGAAGAACCAGATGGAGGCGCGCCGCAAAGTCCGGCTTGGCCGATTCGAGAGTGCCGCGAAGTCCGGCGCACGTGAAGCTAAATCCATGCAAAAAGAGGGGGTTAAAGTGGAATCCCTGTCCGCGTCGGAAACCAAGCGGGAAAGTATCCCGGAATAATTTGAGAGGCGTTGCCCAAAACGCTGTTGTTAGCCCAGAGCAAGATTCGCCGATATGCAAGCCCATGCAATAGGCGACATGAAGAATAGTTGTAAAATACAAAAACGAAGGAGAATACTATGGCAACGCAAGTATTGAAAACTCTGGCACCTTATCGCCAAGAAGGGAAAGACGGACTGACCTGGGACCGCGACCCTGGCGAGGAAGCCAGCCAGACCTTTAAGGCTGGCGCTCCGCTGGTCCGCGACGGCACTTCCGGCGAACTCGAAATCTGGGCTGGGTCGACCGACGCTACCCTTCCGGTTGGTATCGCGGCGGCTGATGCCGTTGGAACCGCAGGCTCCGACGTTCCGTATGTCGAGGCTAACGATTACAACCTGTTTGCGGGGTCGTTAATCAATGCGACGGCGGCCGTTGCTCTAGCGGCTACGCACATCGGAGTAGCGTATTCGCTGATCGCTTCCGGCAACAACTGGTACGTGGATGTGGCCGACACGACCACGAAGCTGGTTGAAGTTGTTGGAGCCATTGACGCTGTTGGCGACACTAATCCGCGAGTTATAGTGCGGTTCATTGGCGACCACCAAGCTAACGTCCTTGCATCATAATCAAACAAATTCAATAAGGAGTATCGAAGATGGCTATTATCTCTGCAAATATGAAGAACTTGTTTGATGCGCGTATCCGCAAGTCGTTCTATCAGTATCTCAACCTGTACTCGGAGGAATTTACGAAGTGGTGCGAAAAGCTGACCTCCAGTAAGCAGTACGAGAAGGTGTCTCTGTACGGCGAACTCCCGATGCCTGGGGTATTGGGCGAGTATGAGAACGCGTCTGAGACGACATTCAAACCCGGTCCGGTACGCACGTGGACTCACGTGAAGTATGGCTATAAGCTGATCGCTTCCGAGGAAGCTCTGGAAGACGAGCTGTTCCCCGTCATCGAAAGGACGGCGCAGTCGATGGGCAAGGCCATGCACCACAGGATCGAAACGCAGGGTGCCTACGACCTGAACAACGCGTTCACCGCCCTCACGGTTGGCGCGAGCGACACGGCGGACGAGTACCTGATTCAGCGCAGTCACGCGACCTTTACGGGTGCTGGCGGGGCGGTACAGCATAACGCTCCGGCTACGGACGTTACGCTTGGCGCGGATAGTCTGTGGGCTGGTGTGGATAACTTCTCCGGCCTCAAGGACCACGAAGGCAACCCGGTGATGGCGATTCCAAGAAAGCTCATCATCCCCGCCGCTTACGAGCGGACCGCCATCGAGATCCTGCAATCGACCGAAGTGCCGTACAAGAGCACGAACGAAATGAACGCGATTAAGAATCGCGGGCTGACATACGAGATCGGGCACTACCTGTCGTCCTCGACGGCGTGGTACCTGGTTACTGGCGAGAAGCCGATCCGGTTCTATATGCGGCGTTCACCGACTGTCAAGCCGGACACGAACACCACGAACGACAGCCGGAGTTGGGTCATTACCTGCCGGTTGAGCCATGCTCCGTATGACTGGTATCAAATCTACGGTACGAACGGCGCGGCGTAAGATGCGGTAAACGACAAAGGTTAGGGCCGGTGCGGTTCAATCCCGCATCGGCCTACCCCGAATAAGGGAGAAACAAGACATGGACGAGAAGAAAGAAAAAGTTGAAGTAAAAGTTCAGCCAAAAACCGACGTGGACACGAAGGCCATTAAAAATTTGGAGAAACAAATGGCAAACATAGCGTTCACCTTGCGAAAGATGAAGGACTGGCTTGAGTCAAAACTCGGAGCCGACATTGATGGCGACGGTCGCATTGGCGGCGGGCCGTACAAGAAGATATTGGCGTTCATCATCGGGCTTGGATTGGCAGTTTCGGTGCAGGCGTTACCCGCCAACACCAATATCGAGGTCTGGGTTACTGGCGCAACGTATATTGACGGTAGCGGGAATATAATTGCCCCGATCTTTTCGGGGCAGATTTCCACAACCAACCTTTCGCTCCCCGGCGATGCAGACGTTAGCGGCGCATTTACGATAGGCGAAACCTTAGGGGTGACCGGGAAAACCACGCTTGGCGACGAAGTTGAAATCAACGGTGCCGCCGGGGTTGCCATTGACGTTAATCTGGTGACTAACGCCAATCTAATCACCATAGACCAAACCGCTGCGGCTGGTCCTGGTAGCAAGCCGCTTATTGATGTGACTGATGCTCGCACCGGAACGTCGGCTGACGCCGCTGCTGAAGCTACAGTGCTTATCACCGCCGCCGGTGCTTATGGCCTGTCTGTGGCTGATGGTATCGTCAATATCGAAGGCGAGATTGACAGTACGGGCGACATTACGCTCGACCCTGCCGGAGATGACGTTATTATTGATGGTACTGTTGACGCTACGGCTTATACCGCCGACGCTGGTTCTGGCATTGACGCCAAAACCGCTGGCGCATTGGACCTTGGCAACACGGTTGCTACCAGTATTGACTATGGCTCGGCGGCGGTGACGGCGCATACATTCACGTCCGATGGAGTGGGAACTGCTGAGTTTGTTGTTCCTAACGCCAGTATCGGAGCCACGGAAATTGCACTTGCAGAAGGCGAAATGCTGTTTGGCTTTAGCGGAACAGGCGTGGCGGCTGTGGTCAGTGGCGATGTGCTGATTCCTCGAACTGGTATTGCGGTTATTCAGGATTTAGCCGTTGAAGACAGCAACATTGCGCTGACCGATGCTTACCTCATTGTTGGTAATACCGGCACAGGTTCAGAGGTTGCGGTGAGCGGTGATCTTACGATGAGCAACCTCGGAGCGTTTACCGTCGATGAAATCAACAGCATCGCGGTTGCGACCGTGACCGCCGGCGCGGCCCTCGGTGATACTTCCGCACAAAAGACAGAAGTATGGGGCAAGCCGAGCATGGTCTCTGGCGTAATCGCTACGACCAACGGGGTTGTTGCTGTGCAGGCGTTGTATCTGGACGGGAGCGCGAACTCCGACTATCGGTTAATGCACTTCTGGATTACCGATACGCTAGGTGGAGCGGCTTCGACCAACAACATCGAGGCGTTCACGCTGGCGAACGGCACGCTGGTTGAAGAAGTGACGGCGAACTCCGATTATAAATACGTCACGGCATCAACCGGTACCAACACGATCACGATTGATGTGCAGGGTGCCGACACGCACTATCTCTACGGGTCGGACGGAAGTTCCGTTACGAACATTGAGATGATATTCGCAGGCCCGTAACAACGACAACCAACTGACGGGGCGGGTGGTTTAATCCCATCCGCCCCTGATGGAAAGGACTTAATATGAAACGATTTTTTTTATCGGTCATAGTTGCGTTGTGCGGGACGGTGCTGATGGCGGGTGGTCTGGACAAGGTTGTGTTGGCAATATCCAATGTTTCGACTACGACGACTGCCGCCAGCCAAACCACTATCGGCAAGATAACTGGGTTTATTCTGCGGGTTGATGTTACGTTCAGTTCGCAGACTAATAGCATGTTTCCGAAGGTTTATGCGTCAAACGATTTTACCGGGATGACCACGACCATTCTGCAACCCGGACAACTCGGAACAAATAAAACGTATTATCCTAAAATCCCCATGCAGAATACTTCCGGTGATACGGTTGCCACAAATCAGATGGCGCTAATTCCGCTATTGGAGGAAACTATTTATCTGGAAACAACCAACTCTCCGTCGCCAAGCCAGGACATCCGCTGCACCGTAATTTATCAACGTCCATAAGAAGGGGGTTCCGCAATGAGCGTTACCAGCATCCTTCAGACGGCGTTGTTAAGGTTCGGGCAGGAGCCGACTAATCAGCGGTTTGCTGACGACTTCTACAACTCCATCAATGATGCCCAGTACGATTTCTGCACCTCCCGAAGCTGGGGCTTTCTACGTGCATCCGCTACGCTGACCATGACCGACAGCGTGCAGTATGTCGCGTTGCCTTCTGATTTCGGTAAAGCCTACGACATCAAGGGCGCACTCAAGATAACATCGCCTACCGCTAATTCCGGCGATAATATTGACTTAATGCCGTACGAACAATGGCTTTCATCTTTCTATGAGGATGGCACGTCAACCGGAACGCCGGCCTATGCGTGGATACAGGGCGCAAATATCTACTTTAGCGCCACCCCCGATGCCGCTTATAAAGCCAACCTGATCTACTACAAGGTTCCGGCAACGATAGCTGATTCCAGCGGCAGCATCACCATCCCGACGCATTACCAGGAGGGGTTAAAGAAGATGATGTTTAGGCGGTTGCAGGACGCCGGGTATTCCAGCGTACAGGAGTTGCAGATTTCAGATGCCGATATTGACCGGCTTATTGGCAATTATGCGCGTGACGATTCCCGTAAATACGGGGCCATGTCGTTTAACCTGCCACCAAATGACTATAAGCAACGCACGGTGTAACTATGGCCGAACGGGGTTCATGGAGTCCACAATGGATGGTTCTGGCGGAGAAGTTCCCCGCCAGCTTACTCAAGGATACTGCACCGGAATCCATCCCTGACGGCAAGACCCCAGACGCCTACGGCATGGGGATTGACAAAACCGGATGGCTCTACGCAGACTCATCCCCGTCATCCGGTGCCGTGTGGAACGGCATAGCGACCGCCAGCAGCCCCACCAGCACGCCGCTGACCGGAACGGCCTATTGGCGATTCGCACATAACAGATTGTGGGGCTACCAGACGACAACGAACTCCGTTAGCTATGGTGCTTACGGATACGACAGCAATTACATCCTGGACGGGCTGGGCTATATACCATGCGATTATGAGTCCAGCAACACCGTCAACGTCATCCCTTTCGGCGACAACGTGGCCGTATGCAAGTCGGATTGTTTATACATCATCCGTAACGCCAACAATCCGGGCAACGGCTTTGTCGCCGAGTATGTCAAGCAAGCAAGCGGATTGCCGGTTACGCTAGATGCCATTGCCGTTGACAAACTGTTCTGCTGGGCCAACACCCACGGGATATGGGCGCTTGACGGCTCGCAGATAATCGAGCTTACCGCCGCCGTGCGGAACACGCTCGCCCCGTTTGTCAGTTCAGGTATTACATCGCTTCGAGCCGACTTCCAGAAACGGCGCGTCATCGGGTACACGTCAGCCACGCAGTTCATCGTCGAGCTGGGGCAGGATGCGGGGCTGTACGATTACAGCACCAGCGGGTTCCGGTTCACCAGCCGCACCTTAGTGGGCGAGGAAGGCGAACCGCTACTCATCGACAAGATAGGGTTCATATACCAGTACAGCACATCAGAGATGGCAACGCTGGGCATTCAGGTTAAAATCAATGACACGTGGAAAGACGAAGATCAAAAGAAAATCAGACCGACCGGCGACAACGGGCGGTGCGAGATTGCCCTGTCCAACGCGCTTGCCTGCCGGAAGTTCGCCATACGGATTACCGGAATGAGCGCAGGGTTGCATATTTCCAAGATTCTGGTTCACGTCAAACAGGGCGGAGTTTTAGGGTACAGCACCAAATAGGAGTTTCACATGGCTATCAAACCATATCGTTTTCCCATTCCGAGCTTGCAGGCACCATCCCCTGTCTTGCCGGGGCAATCGAGTTCGTTGGGAATAGGGATGGGCGTGCCGCCCCCGCGACCGGGGATAACCGGCAACCAACCGCCGCCCTTGCCTGGGCAGGGGGCATCTGGTAGTCCGCGCCCACAAGCCCCTTTGGGGTTTAGCAATATACCAAAGGATTACATTCCAGCTTCTCAAAATAAAGCATACGGTCAAGCAGAGCCGGAACAATTAAAAGTAACTCAATTTATGACCAACGTTTATGGGTCTATGCAGAACATTGACCCCGATCAGCGTGCTGGTTATCTACAAAACCAGTCCATGAAAATCAAGGAACGGCTTGACCGCTATGAATTCCGCATGGCGCGGGGATTACCGCTGACGCCCGAACAGCAACAGCAGTATAACAGCATGAAACAGTCGTACAACGACATCCAGAACTACATCAACGACCCGCAAAAATACGAGCAGTTTTTTGAGTCTGTGTATAATTCCACGGCAGGCCAGACGACTCCGTGGGAGCAAGTTGGCGGGGTAATCCAGCGCACACCCCCGGAAAACAGGAGCCAGCATATTCCAGAGTATTCCGATGTAGAGAAATACCAGCAAGACTGGCTTAATAATTGGCGCAAAAGCCAACGAAGACTTACTCCGGGTTAAATTATGGCAAACAAGTGGCGCAAATCATTAGCCGAAGCCAACGCCGTATTGGAACGGTATAGCGTTGACCCAGACGACCCCAGCAATGAAATGCTGTTACGTCGATGGGACGGCATAGACCGCACGTGGCTGGAATCGGCGCGTACTACCATCAAAGCCGCGACTAGCGTCACCGATCCCCTAGTTGACGGGGTGACATTTACTGGGACATGGGTAATGGGCGACACCACGTTTCAGCCACAGAATAGCGGCAACCTGTCTGGGTCAACATCCGTCATTCAAGAGATCAAGCCAGGGTATAGCTATTGCACTCCCGACAATATGACCGTTGTCAAGTTGCGGGCATATCCGGTTGAGCAGAACGAAAACTCGTGGATGTACTACGAGCGGTTCAAGAAAGAGGAAACGACCCGCTGGCACAACATCATGCCGTCGCTGGCGGTTGGCTTATTCGATAACTTGCGGCAGATAAGAAAGTACACAGATTTTGGGAAAGCGATAGTGGAGGAGAATGATTCTTTCCAATATAGATTTAACCCAGGTTTAGGTGGGGCTTTTCTCTTGACCATGTATTATCAACGACGGCACCTATATGATATTATTTTTATTGACCCAAATGATGATTACAGCGGAATCCTTGATCCCCTGAATATAGTTGGTAATCCTGTGACTTGGCTTGGTTATACTTCAGGGACATATCTAATTCCAGACACGGCCAATTACGTAGAATGGTATGACCAAGAAGCGGATTGGTGGTATGGGGGTGTTTATTTTCACAAGGTTAGTCCGGTAGAATATACCACTACCGGATGGCAAACCTATGCGTCATCTTGGACTGATCTGGGGGTTCCGGTTATCCGCGAGTGCTGGATTGAGATTAACAAGGACGGCAGTTACGACCTGTACCGCACCCTCGAAACCACGACCACCACCGCCATCAAGAGAACGCGGGCGTTGCAGTACGCCGGACTGATTCGCGTGAGCGGCCTGCCGATACTGGACGACACCACGATGACGCTGATCGGGTTTTTGGATACCGACGAATGGATTTATGAGAACGCCCGATTCCGAATTGGTAGCGATACCTACCGAGTGCTGTCCGACGCGCAGGTATCCGGCGGCGCGGTGACAGTCAGCATCACGCCATACATTACACAGGCGACCGAAGATGCCGCCGACGAATATCCAGAGCAAACCCAAGTATTTTTTGATGCCTTATGACCAGGATAAATGACAATCCGCGATCTGCCGACGATCAGCGCGAAGCTATCAAACAGATGGCCTTGCGCGTCAATCAGCTTGAGCGGTTATTGGATCGCAAGGAACTGAATGAGGCGAAAGTCGAGAATGGTTCCGTCTATCATCGCAAGACTAAGTTGTCGTTGAATAATGGGATGACTAAACAAAACTGGCAATCGGAGTCAATTAGCAGTATTGATACTACCGGAGCAACTCAATATATGGTATATCAAATCACGGACGACACTACCACGCCTCCGACGGCGGGGTGGGATTGGGTAAGGGCACACGCATGAGTGATTCGTTTACACCTCATGGAGACGCGACTTGGCAGACACTGCTTAACGAGATAACTCTGGCGTATAGCGAGCGGAGGCAGTCTATATTACAGACGAGTTACACTGCCAGCGCAGGAAAAGATGTTCAACTGGCAACGTATTGGTCAACTCTGCAATTATGGCTTGAAACAGAATATTTACATTTTATAGATCACATAAACGGCCCACTTAATGTTGGCGATTATGAATTTCTGTATTTCACTCTTTCGTCATGGCAATCTGCGGCTGGATTAAATACAAGCGCAGTAGCAGGGGAAAGCTTTAGAAGGTCGTCCGACGGGGCAACATTCACGTATGGGTTTATGCAGGAAGGCGATGTGATTGGGCCTTGGATATTCGAGGATTTACAGGGTGGTTTTGGTGCGTTGCGTTGGTTGCAAGCAGGAATGACATCGTCAGCGGTAATGTTGAATGGAGCGAGTTGGATATTAACATCAACTGCCGTACTGGAATTCTTTTTGAACATATTAGACCTACCATTGGATGTGTCTGTTTATGCAGCAATCGGGGCGATTCCGCATACTCATGTTTTGTTCCAAGAGTTTTCTAAAGGGGGAACAACATCGTGGGCTGGAAGTTATGATACCCAACAGCCAGACTCAGGCTCTTTTGATAGCCCGGAAGGATTAGCAAAATGGAACTTCACTAACGCATAACAGGAGAATATAATGCCACCTTTTAACGTATGGGATGAGCGGTCCGGCGGGGACACATGGGAGTCGTCCACCGGAATGTACCGCTCGAAGCAGAACGAATTATTCAAGAAGATGTACTCCAACCTTTACACGCCAGACGAGTTTGATAATCTACCCGCTGGCATCAAGAGCTTGTTCGGCAACTACATGAGCTATGCGCGGGCGTTCCAGAAGAACCAAGGCACGACCTACCAGCCGTCCGCGCCACGGGCTACACGTGCCATTCCGGGCGTTAAATACGGGAGCGCGAAGAAGTCGGCTACTGGGTCGAAGATACCCACCCGCATCCATCGCGGATTGGGCGATACGACCAGTATTGAGCTATCAGGCGGCGGCACACGGCGCGGGCTTGGCGGGGAATTGCAATACCAGACCCCCGAACAGATCGAGGCCGTTGGCACGTTGAAGCGGCGTTCGCAATTCGCGATTCCAGAACAGGAACGGCTGGGAGCCATCGAAGCGCAGAAATACGCCCTTGCCCCGACCGAGTTGGCGACTAAAGCTGAAACCGCTCAAGGCAAACTGTCGGCGGCGAAGTCGGCTAGGGAGCTTGCGGAATTTCGTGGCACACGCCCCGTCGAGGAACGGTACGGCATGTCGAAGCAAGTGTTGGCGAAAGGGCGGCTTGGTGAAACGCAGGCGCGCACGCAGATAGCGCAGGAGGCATTGCAACAGAGGGCAGATAATCTTGTCACCAAGTATGGTCAGCAAGAAGCGATGGAGAAGGCGCGTCAAGAGGGACGCGTAGAGTTAGCCAAGATCAAATCTAACCTGAAGATGAAAAATAAGGAACAGGAGTTTGAGTATAGGGGGAACCTTCTTAAACTGAAAGCCACTAACGATTTGGTTAAGCAGAAGGCAATCGCACAACGCCAAATACAGATATTGAACCTTGCCAGCGAGAAGGCCGGTGATCGCCAAGAACAGTCGGCGTATAATTCCGAGATCAGGGCATGGCGGGCATATCAACAGAAGATTCAACTGGGCATAATGGCTAGGGGCTATGACAAAGAAACCGGGGAATCCGAGCAGGGGCGGGTCGGAATACCGCAGGCTCCGGTTGCCCCTGTTCAGCCTACCCTCCAACCTCCCGCTCCACAGCAGTCCGGCGGGCCGCAGGTTGGCGGAATCTATCAGGACCACGAATATCTTGGCGGGCCTACAAACGATCCTGATTCGTGGAGAAAACTCTAATGCCTATGCCGTGGGAAATTGACTGGGGCGAAAGTGATGCGGGAGCGCAGGCCGCTTCACAGCCGGAGCCTGTCCAGCAAGACGCGATGCCGTGGGAGATAGATTGGGGTTCGCCAGCCGCCGCCCCACCAAAAACCCAGATGGAGCGCGATTTCGGCTATAAAACCATGCTACCCCCGAAGGGTGATATGCGGGGGCGTATGGAGCAGAATGATAATCAGATTGGCAATACCAGATTGAAGCAGGGCATTGTAGCCGAGCTTCAGCGGATGCTGGATGACGGGGAAACTCCACCAAGCGACTTGCTGGCAGAATATCAAGACCAGTTGACATTCCCGTCTATGCCAATACCGTCTTCAGAGGCGCGAGTTGCAGAGCAGATCCCGGAGCCGCCGGCAGAAGCTATACCGGAACCCGTTGAGCAACCAGTACTGACCCCGCTCCAACAGTTGACGCAACAGAAGTGGACGCCGGATCAGTATTCGGCAATCACGCAGGGGATACCAGAGGAAATCCAGTTCACGCCGGAGAACCTGGCCGACTACCCCGACCCCCTAGACCCGTTCCCGCAGGAGGAATTACCGCCTACCGGCCCAGAAACCCCGATGGACATTCTGATACGCCAGACCGAAACCAAGCTGGCAGACAAGAAAGCGCGGGTAGATTCAGGCAAGACCTTGCAGACAAACGCCAAGTGGCACGATATATTCAAGATGCCGAAGTATCTGGAAGGCCAGCCGACCAAGAAGGACTACGATGAAATCGCCGACTTGGAGCAGGAACTTGCCGGATACAAGCAAACCGCCTACGACCCGACCAAGGTCGAGCGAGCCGCTGGTGCTCTGACGGCTGGGCTATTGCCGTTTGGGGCAGGCGAGGGATGGCAACCGCCCCCCGGCGAAACAGTTGGCGAGAAGATTATTGACGTGGGCGCGGGAACAGTAGGCACAGTAGCGTCGTTTGCTGCACCGGGGATGGCAACGGCGAAGATTGCGAGCAAAGTACCCGCCATTACCAATGCCCTTTATCGTGTTGCCAAAGTCCCGAAATACGGAAAGATAACAGCAAGGGTCATCAACACCGCACTTGCCAACGCCAGCACGTTCGGCCTCCACAGCCAGTTGCAGGCACCGCTGACATCATCTATTACGGAACGTGTCAAGATTCTTGGCGAGGCCGAGAAGCAAGCCGTCCTGTTTTCGGCGGCAGGGGCGTTGGCGCACGCCAGCTCCAAGGGCGTTCAATCGCTCGCCTACCCCGCTATGTTCGCTATTGGCTACAAAACCGCCGGTGAAGGTGCGACCGAAACCGACAAGCTGATAAGCGGCTTCACGCTGTTGGTGTTGCATGGGGTAATGGCTGGCGTCCCGAAGGGCGATGCCGAAGCACGGGCGCAAGCACTACTTCAACAGCAGTACGGGGTGGATGCAGTACGGGCGCGAGAGATGGCTAACTCCGTTGTGCTGTCGAAGGAATATAGCGATTTGATCAAGAAGTCGCAGAGGCAGGTTGCGCGGGAGCCTATCACCCTGAAGCCTAAAGAGGAAGCGGTCGCCGCCGAACAGCCAAAACCAGTTGAGCCACCTAAAAAAGCGCCAGCGGTAGAGCCGGTAGCTCGGGAAGCGCCCCCCACAAAGCCCGTGGCGGGGGTAGAACCTGCCCAAAAACCGACGATACCCACCCCGAAGGCACCGGAAGCCGCCCCGAAGGCGAGAGAGGCTCCTGCGGTAGCCAAGCCCGCCGCCAAGCCTGCCGGGGGGGAGGGTGCGGAGTTGATGACAAGTGAAAAGGCTCAAGAAAAAGTTGACTCCATAGAAAGCAGATTACAGAAAGATGGCGTGGATATATTCAAACTCTATAATCCAACCGATCCATTAACTAAAGAATTAGGAAAATCTCCAGAGTGGAAACCTATGCCCCCCGAATTGATAGAGGCATATAGGGCAAGAGATTCTCTTGGGTCATCCGAATTGTCTCAAAGTATTAAGGAAATAAAAGGGAACTTAAACAAGCGCGGCATCACAGACGAGAAGGAAATTGGTGCAATATTAGACTATTACGCTCTTAATGAAAAATCCACTGATGCGGTTGATCAATATATGGCTTCCGAGTATACGCAAGAACTTGCTAAGCAACCATTGAAATATCAAATCGAAAAGATTGCAATACGACTAGCAATACTACGAGGAGAAAATATTGATGATGTTGGTGATATTTCCAAAAATACACTTAAAGATGCCACATTAGCGGCAAGAGGTATTACGGAAACTTTCGGGTATTTCAAGAAGAAACAACCCGCCAAGCCCGCCGCCGAGGTTCCTGCGGTAGCCAAGGCCATCGAGGACAAGCCGGAGTTGATGACGCCGGAGGAATATGCCTTATCAGAAGGCATGAAGTTTGATCCCGATCACCGTGCTGTTTCACATATTAAAGATACTCGTTCGGCGTTAAACGAAAGCAAGCCAGTATCTTCGGAGACAATTGATTTTTACAAGATGAAATTGCTAGATGGCTATGTCAAAGAAGGCGACCGCTACGTTTTCAAGCCCACCCCCCTCGAGCAGGTCAAGGCCAAGATGGCAGATAAGAAGCAGGCGGTGAGGGAGAAGATTAAGCCGGTGGCGGAGAAGGTGGCTGAGACCAAGCCGGAGTTGATGACGCCGGAGGAACGCATAGCCAAGATAAAAGCCACTCCTGTGTTAGAAAGAGACCCCGTGGAAGTGGAATGGGCCAGTAAATATATGCGGTCTCAAGTCGAAGCCAAAGAAAAAGCAGATGCCGTAATTGCACGGGCTGAAACGGACGCTTTGCCACTGGCTCAATATGTAAAAGACATGTCCGCAATGCAACGCGGGAAAATCTTATCTGTTTTGAATAAAGACCGTTCCATCAATGGGAAACCAGATACGCAAAAGGATTATGTTGAACGTGAAGTCCCGAAAGGTGCTAAAGTTGTAACTCTCAAAAATGGACGCAGAGCGTTTCAAAAGCCCGATGGTAGTTTTCTTTACGAATCCGATTTATCCAAAGCGGCCCTTGATTATGCCGAACATTTGCCCCCTTTGCCCCCGCCCGCTCCAATCCAACCAAAACCAGGCGTTAAGCCTGAAGTTACTACACCGGAAGTGGCGGGTAAGATGAAAGAAGCGGTGAAGCCACCGCCCAAACCCCCGATAAAGCCCCCACTACCGCCTGCCGCCCCGCTATCCGTCGAAGACGCGCTCAATCAGGGCGTCCGCGTCAAGCCGCCCAAGGGAGCGACGTTCGTGGCGGCGACTACAGCAGACGGCAAAAGCGCGGTAGTGAGCATCAACGACATATCCAGCCTCAAGGAAGCTGGCCCGTACAAGTCAGTCAAATGGATGATACGTGGTAAGAAGGGCTACGTTCCGGTGGAGGGCAAGGGGGTTGTGCCGGAAGCGAAACGAGAAAAGCCGCTTGCCGCCGAGGGCGATATTGACATCGCCGCTGGCGGGTTCGTCACCACGCTACCGGGAGCCGAGCGCATTTCCGATATGGGCCGTGAAGTTGTCCGCTGGACAAAACGAGAACTTACCACCGCTAAAGGCGAAACAGCCGAATGGGGTAAGATAGAGGAGCTTTCCCGCAACAGGTTCAACATGGTGGACATCCACGCCAAACAGGTTGCCAACCGAGTGATGACGGCGATCAAGGCGTTACCCGATCCCGTCAAAGCCCGTGAAGCAATCAATATGGTGATGGAAGGCAGTAAGTCGGTGGACAAGCTCAAAGCCGAGTTCGGCTTAGCAGACGGCCACCCCGTAATTCAGGAAGTGCGATGGGTGCTGAATGATCGCGGTAGATTGAGCGAGGCGATTGCCGATAATCTGGTCAAGCAGGGCAAGGGTGATTTGGCGAAACAAGTCCGGTCAAACAAGGGTAGCTACCTTACTAGATTCTATATGCGTCATATTCTTGGCGAGAGTTTCGCTCCAAAGCCAGCCGACTTCGCTGATGCCGCCGACTCCATTAAGGCTGATTTAACCGCTCAAGTGGAACGCCTTGGTAAACGGGCTACAAAGCTGGGGCGCATTTTATTTAAGACAGGGAAGCCCGATGCCGCAAAAGCTACGCAACGGTATCTGGAAGGGAAAGAGGACGCCGCTATTTCCAAATTAACAGAAACGCAACAGGACTTCGCCAGACTGTTACGTGACCGCTACCAGGGGATGCAAAACCTGATTGACGGAATTATGGTTGACCAAGCGGCAATGACCCGCGGCAAGCTCATTCAGTTCCAACAGAAAACCGAGTCATTACAGAACGCCGCCCGTGACACGGTGGATTATATTCTAGGCAAAGACACGGATGGGCCGAGCAAGGGTTCGTCCCCGATTGACATGAACCACCTGACCCGCAGAACGCTTACCCCGATATTCCGCAAGCTATTCCAAGAGGTTGATACGCCTATCGAGCGGATGCAACGCACAGCAGAGGTTCAGGGCAACATGCTTGCCGGGTTGGAGCTGGTGAATAACATTACAGAGCAAGGTGCGGGAGTATGGTGGACTAAGGCCGCCCCCGACAAAGCAAAAGGGCTGACCACGAGGCTGTCCGGTACACGCTTCGGGAAGCTGGACGGCGCTTTCGTAAGCAAGGCGACGTCAGACTTGCTTGATAACGCACCAAAGCAGGCGTCGGCGGTGATGCGCCATATCGACGACTTGGTTCGCTACCAGCGCACAATTCAGGTGGCGACATCATTCCCGACCACGGAGCGCAACTTACTGTCGGGCTATTTGAGCTTTGCGATTGGCTCCGGCGATTTCTTACGGCGCGGCTTCCACGGCAACATGGCAACCGCCACGAAGTTCGTTGCTAAACTGGCCACGGTAAAAAAGGGTACACCCGAATACACGCAAATGCTTGAAACCCTGGAAGACCTTGCCAAAAAAGGGGTATTCCATGTGCGCGAGTCCAGTATCGCGGAAGATATTATGGGGCGCAAGACCAGCCACGGGACTTCGGGTGACTTACTGGACAGGCTATTTTCTCCCATGAAGAAGGTGCAAAAAACGGCTGGCAAGGCATACGCCTATGGTGACTTCATCACTAAGTACGCATCGTATCTCACGCAAAAGCAGATTGGCAAAACTGACGCTGAAGCCGCCAAGCATGTTCAGACATTCTACCAGCACCCGTCTTCATTGCCGAGCCTGTTGCGGTCGTTCTCGAAACTGCCGCTGGCGGATTATCCGACATACACCTTTGATTCCATCCGCATTAAAAAGAACCAGATTAAAAATGTTGTCGAGAGCGCAAAGAAAGGCGACCTTCGCCCGCTAATAGGATTCGTCATTTCCAACGGGATATATGCAATGATGGCTGGTGGCGAGGAATGGGTCAGGGGGATGTTGAGCGATAAACTCAAGGCAAAGCTCAACGCACTCCCCGGCGACCAACTCCGCGCCATGAAGGAATTTCAACCCGACTACTGGCAGAACAAGCCGATGCTGGCACGCATGGGCAAGGATGATGCTGGGAAGCCGGTAATAGATTATGTAATTACGGGCAACGTGTTTGCGTTCCCGCTGGATGACGCCATAATGGGGGCCGTCCAAAACCGGAAGTTCGGCGACTTCATAGAGGAAACCGCCGGATTGTTCCTCAAGACCGGCATGACACCGAATACCATATCCAAAGCGCTGCGTGGTCAGGAAACCGGGCTGGGCGCATCATATTACAAGACCAAGGGTATGCTGGACTTGAGCAGGGAAGACCCGCAGGCTTCCCGTAAGTTTATTGGCATCCTATTAAGAACCGCGCTAGAGCTGGGCTTGCCTATTCCGCGCAGGGTACAACAGGCGTTTCGCAGGTGGCGTTCGCTAGAAGAAAAGGTTGCGTCTGGAAAAATAGACAGAGCCGATGCTAACGAGCAAATATCCGATATTCTTATGTCTGAAGTTATCCCGCTCAAGATGCGAACCATAACCCGCGATAGGGCGCACAGCATGATTTACAATTCCGCGCGCCCGACGGTGGATGTTATAAACGAGTATAGAACCGTAGCCCGAAAAGGCAATGCCGAAACAGCTACCGATACAGAAAAGGAAGCAGGGCTAGAAGCGCGAAAGGTTCTTAAACTAAAATACGCCGAAATAATCGAAAAACGCAAACGGGCTATGGTTGCCTTCAAGGGCGTTTTATCTGTGGATGACATCCGCAATACCTTCGCAGATTTGTTGGGGACAAGCGCCGAAAGGGACATTAACGACGAGCGGATTGACAGCCTGATCGAATCTGCCGTTAGCGCCAAGCACCGCAAGATGCGCTACCAGAAAAGCAAATGATTTCACACTTGACAACTTGCCATGCGATGATTAAATAAGGGGAAACTATGAAAAAGATATTATTGGGATTGGCGGTTATACTGGTGGGGGTTCTGCCGTCCGCCGCGCTCGTCACCCAGCACAGCAACTCGGTCAATCTGGTGCTGGCGGATGTGTGCGACGGGACGTTCAAAGACTTCAAGTTTTCGATGGCCGGTTATGACGACCAATACTTCTCGTTCAATTATGACAAAGTGCTGACCGGAATCGCTTGCACATTCCGTATTACCAAGCCTATTGAGGGCACGATATACCTTGATGTCCCGTCATCGGACATCACCGTTAGCGGCACGTCTGTCACATTCACCATAGCGCATAGCAACATCCCTCCGCCGGCCAGCTACTACGGTGAACTGCTGTCCTATGAAGCAACGACGACCAACTTCTATCGCTCCATAGCGCAGGGCATGTTGCCCGTAACGTGGAGTTTGTACCTGAACGAAAGCAATTACTTCGCTCGCTCCACCACGAATGCCAGCGTGGGGCAGGTGTATGTTCATCCAAATTGGGTTGACCCGCCGTGGCTGGGGACGAACGAAGGACTGGGAAGCACCTACGCCACCCTCACTAAACACAATGCCCTGTCGGGCTGGACGGACATCATCTATGGGCATGTAACCAACCTGCAGGAACAGACCAACGGGTTCATACAGGCCACAGCAGACGCTTCCGACTGGACGAACAACAAGCTCTCATGGGGGGACGCCGGGGATGTGACAAATGTGCCGGAAATCCTATGGAGTGCGTCGAGCAATGACGTAATCACCAAAGCGGCACAAGGTGCGGACGCCTACGCATGGGGCAGGCATGCCGGCGCGGGGTACTTATCGTCACAGACCAATATATTTTCCACGCTCTATGTCGGCAACCGAGGGAAGCTGGGGACCAACCTGTCCGGCCTGACCGCAGGGGCATATACAGGAACAGTCGGGGCAACGGTAGCATATACTGGCGTAACCGTTATGGCCATCGGGCGCATGTACTCATTTGGGTTTGACAAGGTGGGGAGCCAGGGAACCGCCACGCTCGCCATAGCCAGCCAGAGCATATCCAAGACCGCCGCTGGCTTAGTCAGTAATTACTTCGTCATGGCCGGTAGCGATACCAACCTAATCCTCACGCTGGACGGCACCGCCACATCGCTTTGCAAGGCCACGAACGTGTACGTCAAGGAGATCACTAACGGCACGGCCAGCATAGCCGAATACCTTAATGTCGGGCGAGCCATCTACATCGGGCGCACGAACGGGTTGTATTTCAGCGACACGCAGGAGGTCAACAGCGCGGCTATATCCGACTGGAACGCGGCGTATGGGTGTACCGTATTACAGGCCGGTTCCAACACCTACTTCGAGGCGGGACTCACCAATCTAATGTACCTGCGAGGCATGGACTGGACGAACCAAGCAAACACAAATACATATTTTGAGGCGTCAATTACCAATCTGCAAACCGACTTTACTACGCATAG